TACCGCAGAGGGATAGTCTCAGACGCAATCTGAGGCGAGCCGGGTAATGCCGGCGACTGGAAGGGGCTCGCACCCCCTGATTGGATTGGCTGCGTGGTAGCTAAATCCGGGCTCTGTCCAACCTGACAACCCGGTCCAGGACACCACAAGACGCAGGCAATCCGAGTCCCTGGTGGCCAACATGCCATCGGCGCTGCTGTGATTCTGCTGGCTGTACCTGTCCAGGGCTGGTGTCCTGGGACAAAGGGCGGGCGCGCGCAGGGCCAAAAAAACCAAAAAACGACCAAAAAAAGGAATCTTGCTTTTTTTCTGCTGGTCGGTGGCGTTAGATGATTGCCAGGGGAAAGCTTGGGAAAACGCAGGGCGAAAAACTTTTTGAGATTTCGCGCCCCGTTTTTGACCAAACTAGGCCCTAGATACTATGGGGACGGATGTACCGGACCTTGAACAACCCTCTAAGCAGGAGACGATGACAGATGAACGCAACATACAAGCGAACTTGGACGACCTTGGCAATCGTCGGCTATACCGGCAGCGTGGCCGAAAGCTACGCTAAAGAAAACAGGTCGGCTCACGGCGGCGTTTGCTTGCTGCAAATTCGCAAGGTAAAGAATGGTCTCGATGGCTTGATGGCTCGGCGCGTCAACAGCAATGGAACCCACCAAGAAATCGGCAAGGCTTTTCTGATTGACGACGTAACGCTTGCCAAGTGGCATCGAATCGCCAAGGCAGCTCGGTAGCTAACTCGCCGTTTCCGGGATCGGCTCCGGCTTTTTCACTCTACGAAGGAGATTTCACAGTGGCAATCAAAACACAACACAAGACGATCGATGGACTTTACGTCTACGATCTTGCACCGCAGGCCGCTTACCTTCTGGCCGTGGCTGGTCCAGACGGGTACGACGAGCCGATCAACCTGGACAAGCTCCCTGAGGGGTTTCGCTGGGTATCAGATACCGAATGGGAATCGCTGCTCTTAGAGATTGAAGCTCAAAAGGTCCGGGTCGACGACGAAGGGTTTACGTTCTGCAATCTGCTTTTCCCCGGTGGGCTGCAAGATGACGTTCTGATCATCGAGGGGATGGTCACTGCTCGCGGAGAGCAACTGTACGGGGTTTTTGCAAGCGTCTGGCACGCAAGGCAACCTGATGCCGATGATCGTTGCATCGGAACCGTCGGCGGTGAGTTCTTGACCAAAGCCCAACGAGAGTTCGCGGAAAGAAACTCGGCGCTACTGTAGCGTCGGGTAAGGGGTAATTTCACAACAGACGGTGCATCATGGCATTGAGCATTAATGCAAAGCGGTACGATGTGTTTTGGGTCGGCGGGTCAACCAAGATCACGGTTGAGGGTCTTGGCGATCGCAAAGTTAAATTGCTGGTCGAGGGCCCGGAAGGTGTCCTAGTCGAGCGCGAGGCGTTCATTCGCAAGAAGAATCCAACCGATCCGAGATTGCCGGAAAATCGAAAAAAATGACGTTTACTTTTTTGGTTCGGTGGCGTTGATAGTTTGGAAACGTTTCCAAAATTCTTCATTCAAACAGGTGAGACTATGCAGGTTTCAAGAGCATTTCGAGCTGGCGTTCCTTTGGTTTCGGTGACGACTGGCGACCCAGCAGCGACGATCAAAACGATCCGAGAGCAGTTCGCTGATTTCCAGGATCCGGTCGGAGTGATTGTGTGGGATGTGGTCCGTGGGGCTCGAACCACCAAGGACGATATCAAGGCGACCGAAGCACTGGCCGGATTGCCCCAACAGGATTACAGCGGGTCGCTGGTCAATTTCTTGGCTGACCTCGGTGAGCTTGCCAACCGTCAAACGGTGATCGTGTGCAACGCGCATAAATTTCTGGAGGATCCTCGGGCGATCCAAGCGGTGTGGAATCTCCGGGATGATTTCAAAGCCTCCAAGAAAACCCTGGTTCTGCTCGGAGTTGCGACCCTTCCACCGGAACTGATCCACGATGTGGTTCAATTTGACGACCCTCTGCCGAACCAAGAGCAACTGCGGGGAATTATTTCCACGGTCTGCGAGTGGGGACAAGCCGACGCAAGCCAAGACACGATCGAGAGCGGTGCGAATGCAGCTATCGGCGTCACGGCGTTTTGTGCCGAGAATTTGGCAAGCCTTGCGATGAGCAAGACCGAAGGCTTGGAAGTGGATCAACTGTGGGAATCGAAGCGAAAGAAAATCGATCAGACACCAGGGCTGCGGGTTGTCACTCAGTCGGGCGGCTTCGATAAAATCGGCGGCTGTGATGCGTACAAAACCTTCATGCGTCGGGTTCTGAACGGCAAAGCCAAGCCCAAGGCAATCGTATTCATCGACGAGATTGAAAAGTGCCTCGGGGCATCCGGCTCGGATACCAGCGGGGTATCCCAAGACCAACTCGGTCAACTGTTGTCCTGGATGCAGGACAAGCGAGCGACGGGTACGATCTTGGTCGGTCCTCCGGGGGCTGCAAAGTCGGCCGTAGCGAAGGCGGCTGGTTCCGAGGGTGGAATCCCAACGATCCAGCTCGACCTCGGCGGGACGAAAGGTTCACTGGTCGGACAGTCCGAGGCACAAATCCGCGAAGCGTTGAAGGTGATCGATGCGATCAGCGGGGGTGAGACCCTTTGGATTGCAACGTGCAACAGCCTGACGGACCTACCACCGGAACTCAAGCGCCGGTTCAAGCTGGGTACTTGGTTCTTCGACCTGCCGGATCGGATCGAACGCGCGGCGATCTGGTCCCTGTACGCTGCGAAGTTCGGCCACACGGATCAGGCTCAGATTCACCGGCTGCTCGACTGCGAATGGACCGGGGCTGAGATCGAGTCCTGCTGCGAGATTGCCGACTCGCTGGGGATCACGCTGGACCAAGCAGCGGCTTACATTGTTCCGGTTGCCAAACAAGCACCAGAAGCAATTGCCAAGCTACGAGCTGGGGCCGAGGGCCGGTTCCTGTCGGCCAGTGTTCCCGGTCCCTACACTCGGCAAAAAGAAATCGCGAAAAGAACGATCGAGTAGTTTTTTCCGCTCGGTTGGTGGCGTTGATATATTGTGATCGTTCTTTTTTTCTACGGAGTTTCAAAATGAGTCTAGGTACACAACTGGCCGAACAGATGAGCGGCTGCAAGCTGGAAGTCACGAGCTTTTCGTCTGGCAAGAAATTCACTGACGGGCAACGGGCTCGGATGGCTGAGTTCTTTGAGTCCGAGGTCAAGTCGGTTTCGGGGACACGGCAGATTCTCAACAAAAAGATACCGCAGGTCAAAGCGGTCTACGCCATCATTCGCAGCGCTCGAGCTTTGTGGCAGGGGTACACGGTCAAGTACGAAGAGGGAACCCGGCTCATCAAGGCAGACAAGATCGTCTGGATGAACGAGCAGATTGCCAGATACCAAGCTCACCTGCAAACAGCAAAGGATGAACTGTGGGCAAACTGGGAAACGGTTAAGGCTGATGCCAAGACTCGACTGGCCGATCTGTATGTCGAGTCGGACTACAACTTCGATGTTCGGCAAACGATCTGGATTAACATCTCGTACCCATCGGTCCAGCCAGACGGCAAACTCGAAAAGCTCGGCAAGGAACTGTGGGAGAAAGAAATGGCGAAGTTCGCCATCAAGTTCGACGAGGCGGCTCATGCTGCTGAGGCTGCATTGCGCCAAGAGTTCGCTGCGATGATTGCAGGCGTGGCCGAACGCTTGGAGGGGGGCGAATCCGAGGACGGCAAGAAGCGCGTTTTGCAACAGCGAGCAGTAGATAACATCGTTGAGTTCGCGGATCGTTTCCGGGCTCTTTCGATCGGAGACAATGCCGAGCTGGATGCACTGGTGGCACAAGCCGAGCAGCTTGCGGTGGGTTTGGATACCAAGGCGATGAAGGCTGACTCAGGCCAGCAAACGGCAATGCGAGAAGCGTTCGCACGGCTCAAGACCTCGATTGATGCCCACGTGGTCACGGCTGCTGAGCGAGTAATCGAATTCGAATAAACGGCGCTTTACTTTTTTAGGTTGGTGGCGTTAGAAGTTTGGAAACGTTTCCAAGATTTGAACCAAGTTTCGAGGGAAATCATGAGTCACATAGCTACGGTCGAAGTCGAGTTTCGGGACATGGACGCGCTTGCAAAAGCCTGTGTGAAGTGCGGGGTCGAGCTACGGCAGGACCAGAAGACGTTCCGGTGGTACAACGATCAAGTCAGTCCATGCGACGCTGCAATCGTCCACCCAAGTAAGTTCGCTTTCGAGATCGGGGTACACAAAACCGAGACAGGATTGCGAATCGAGTTCGATCCTCACAATCGAGGAAAGAAATACGGGCCAAACACCGGACCAGGGATGCAAGATGCGGTGGCGTTTGAAGACAATTTTCGTGGGCTCGGCAAGCTCCAGCAAGCCTATGCGGTCGAGGTTGCTCGCAAGCATGCCAAGCGTCAGGGGTTCTCAGTCCGTGAGCAAGTGCAAGCGGACGGTCGGGTCAAACTTACTCTTTCGAGGTAATCATGGAATCTGTTGAAATCATCATCGACAAGACTGGCAAGGCGACCGTGGAGGTCAACGGTTGCACCGGCAAAGGATGCGAGGCTGTGACCGAGGCAATCGAAAAGGCGCTCGGTACGGTCTCGGCAAACGATCGCAAGCCGGAATACTTCCAGCAGGCTCAGGGCCAGCAGGCGAAGCGATGACCTTGACTGAGCTACCTGACAAGCGACTGCGGTTCTATTTGATCCGGTTCACGCGATTGTCGACCGGATCCTCTATTGCGTTTGTGGTTGCAACGATGGTCAAAAAGCCGCAGTTTAGCTTGCGAGCCATCTTCCAGTGCAAGTTCCCTGGTTGGATCTTCCAGGTCAGAGAAATCAGCCTCGACGATTTCACTGCTCGGATCGAAGCATCGCACGAAGCGAGCAAGATCGATGTTGACGTTCGGCATCCTGTCGCGTTGTTCGCTGAAGTAAGGAAAGTCACTGGTAACTTTTTTGACCCATGGCGCTTTACTTGATCGGTTCGGTAGCGTTAGAAGGGTGGAGGATTGCAAATGGAAATCACACTTTTGGTTGGTGCTTCGGTCGAAGCAATTTACGCCGATGATGCGGTCGAACTGCTCAAGGATCTTGGAAACGTTTCCATCCGTCGAGCATCGCACGTTGAGCCAGAAGGTGACGGCTGGTCGGCTGATATGTCGCCGGTCGGCGGTCCGGTCCTCAGTGGGTTCTCAAAGCGTCAAGATGCGATCGACGCTGAAATCAAGTGGCTGAAATCAAATAGGGATTTGTAACGATGGGATTTTCTAACGGTCAAGTTGTGATGGGCGAATCTGCCGAGGCGTATCATCGCCGGGGTGAGATTTCAGCCTCGATGGTCAAGACGTTTCTGTGTTCGCCGGAAGAGTTCGAGTGGACGCACATTAAGAAGCGACCAACGAAAACCAGCGAAGCGATGGACTTCGGAACCGTGGTTCACGAGGATCACTTGCTGGCAATTTGGGAACAGTCTTGGATCCAGATTCCAAGGGAGGCCCTGTCGTCGAATGGAGCTCGAAGGGGCTCTGCCTGGGATGCGTTTAAGCGAGAGCATCCCGGTAAGATCCTTCTCAAAGAGGAACAGACCGACAAGCTGAAATGGATTCGGGAAGCGATCGAGAACAACCCACTGGCAAGGGAAATCCTCGATAAAGAATCCGTCAACGAAATCACGATCACGGCTGACGCACCGCTAAGCGATGGCACAGTCCAACCGATGCGAGGTCGGATTGACAAGCTCCACGAAGCGATTGTGGATTTCAAAACCCTGTCGGACCTGGACGATCGAACCGTGCAGTACAGGCCAAGGGACCACAAGTGGGATATTCAGGGCGTCAACTACCAACTGCTGGTGCAGTCGATTCGCGGCGGCTCGCTCCCGGATGTATACTTCATCGGAGTTGAGACAACGGTACCGTTCCGTTGCGAGGTTTTTCATCCGAGCCACCAGACGTTGGCGGCTGCTGCGCTGCAGCTCCAGGATGCGATCGAAGAGATCGTTGAACGGACCAAGAGCGGCAACTGGCATCGTCACGGTTGGCCGGAACCATTTAGGTTTTAGGGAGATTTGGTTATGGACAAGAAGATCAGCGGGAGCTTCGAGCGCAAGCTTCGCAAAGAGATTTCAGCGTCGGTTAGTGACATTGCAAGCACGACGAAGACGCGCCCGATGGCAGCGGGATCGAAATTTATTGACATTGTTTTTCGAGTTGCCAGGGAGTTCACTGCCGAGCAATTGAAGGGCATGGACAAGGCAACGCTGCTGCAGATCGTTGGCAAGGCGTATGACGACTACATTTCGAAAATCGACCTTCCTGGAGAGTTCGATGCGATCTTCCACACGCTTCTCAAGCAGACGGCGATTACCACAGTCGGGATTGCTTTCGATCGATTTTTGGCAAAATAGTTTTCCTCCGAGCGATCGGTGGCGTTAGTTGTTTGTGACTGGTTTGTGTTTAGTTCCTTCATCTAGGAGAACAGTATGAAGCGATTTTTTTTAGCGTGCTGGATGCTCGCGGCGACGGTCCCGGTTTTGGCTCAGGAGTGTACCACTGGGCAGTGTTTTCGCAGTCCATCAGACAGGCCGGTAGTGGCTGTTGCTCAGGCTGCGGTCGAGATTCCGGTGCGAGTAATCGAGCACGTGGTTTGCGAGGTTCAGCCTGTGCGGTCGGTGGTTGCTTGCAATGGACTGGCCCAATGGAAGGCAGAACGGCAGGCCGCAAGCAATCGTTTGTATCACGTTGGCGGCGGGTTTGCTGGTGGCTGTGCTGAGGGCGTCGGGTTCTCGACTGCATCCCCGGAAGCGGCGATTAAAAAGTGCTGTTATTTGGGCCGAAAGCCTGTCCAGGAAATCGGCGTAGCGCGTGGCCGAAACGGATGGTACGCGACGGTGATTTACCGATCGAACTATTGACCCATGCTCGGCAGTCGGGGGGAGAGGACCGGCTGTCGGAGGTGAACGGTGCAAAGAGCGCACGCCGGACAAACGTAACCGGCAAATAATCCCTGTAAGTTTTGATGGCGAAACACCAAGCTTCGGTTTGGAGACGGAAGGTTCGAAGCCTTCACAGGGAACTGGATCGGCGGCGTGGTGGGAACACGCTGATACGCTCAATCGGTTCAAACGAAGTAGGCACAACGACAATAGGGCTCGTACCCTGCCGAAAGAAGCAAAAAACCGAATAGCAGGTTCGATTCCTGCCCGGTCCTTTTGCCGAACCACTTCGGGGCGGCGTTTTTTGGTCCTATTTTCTTGAGTACTAAATCATGGCAATTATCGATGACCGACCTCAAACCGGAATGGAAATAGAACTTCTGCTTTCAGGCGACTTTTTCTTGTGCCGTGGAAATTTGTACCTCAAGGCTAGCGACGACTTGGTTATCGACCTTCAGACTGGCACGAAAATAAATTTTGACCGACGTTGCTTGGTGCAACCCGTCTCGGTCGACATTTTCATCCGCAGCAACAAAGGCTGACCAAGTCTTAACCATGGCAGAAAACACAAAAATAGAGTGGGCTCATCACACCTTCAACCCCTGGATCGGTTGCACGAAAGTCAGTCCGGCATGCATGAATTGCTATGCTGAGCGTGATTTCGATGAGCGGTTTAAGCAGGTCCAATGGGGGCCAAACGGGACGCGAGTCCTGACCGGGATTGAGAACTGGGTTAAGCCATTAAGGTGGAACATGCTGGCGCAGCGTCGAGGTCAATCGATGACTTACGGTGAGGCTGTTGCAGTCTACGGAAAAGAGCTTCCTAAGTGCGAAAGTCACGAATGGGACAATCGCACCAAGGACGAAAACAACGCATGGTTGCGTGAGCATGGAGTCGATCCGCTTCGCAGGCCGAGAGTCTTTTGTGCGTCATTGGCCGATGTGTTCGAAGACTGGCAAGGGCCGATCGTGGACAACGCAGGAAAGAAACTTGGTGATCACGGTCGTTGTGGCACCAACCCGGTTTCTACATCCATACCATCGGGCAGTGAATCCTGCGGAAAATGCGGTTCATGGTTTAACGCGCTAACGATGAACGACGTTCGCACTCGGCTATTCTCTTTGATCGATGCGACGCCGAACCTGGACTGGCTGCTGCTGACTAAAAGACCGGAGAATATTCGATCGATGTATTTATCGCAGCACCTAGACGGCGGCACGACTGGCAGAATACGCGAGTTTATGGACGAATCGGAATCCAAAGACGTTAATCCATACTTTCGACGTAACGTTTGGCTCGGAACCTCCGTAGAGAACCAAGAATACGCCGACAAGCGGATACCGGAGTTGCTCAAGTGCCGAGACCTTTGCCCTGTGCTGTTTCTGAGCTGCGAACCGTTGCTTGGTCCGGTGGATCTGAATGCCGATGGAGGTTGGCTCGTTCCCTGGGAAAAATCAGACGGAGTTTGTGGGCCAGATGCCTGGAATGAAATGTTCGTCTGTGCAAACAATCATTCAGCAAAAAGGTATTTGAAATCCGAAAAGCAAGGTCGCAATATCTGCTTGCAATCAGGATGCAAAGCAACGGTGTATCCAGCGAAGCCTGGAGTCGACTGGGTTATCGCTGGAGGCGAAAGCGGACCCCAGGCTAGGCCGACCGATCCGGATTGGTTTCGGTCGCTCCGCAATCAGTGCCAAGCTGCGGGAGTGCCATTCCTGTTCAAGCAGTGGGGGGAGTGGGTTCCTGGCGATCATGATTCGGTGAAGATGTCTGACAACGAAGTCTGTCCGTGGAACGACAAGCCCCGTAGCGATGTCATCGACACGAAGCACCGGGACAACAGCAATACGGTGATGTGTCGGGTGGGCAAGGTTCGTGCTGGTCGCGTGCTCGACGGTCTTACTTACGATGGATTTCCAGTACCTTTTCAACAGAGATAAACCTATGAAACTTTGATCCTTAATCGTTTTGTTCCTTCGCAGTCGAGGCGGCTTGATCGTTCTGTCGGCGGTGGTCGCTGTGGTCGCCAGGATTCTGCTGTGGCCGTTCACGACAAGGGACTGGGTTATCGCTGGATTGATCGTCGCACTGTGGCCGACGTTCGAGTACATCGCTCATAGGTGGGTGTTTCACGAATGGAGCTGGACGCCGTTTCGGAAGACGCATGACCGGCACCACGACGAACCGACGACCGAAACGGGATTGCCTGACTTGTGGGTGATCGTCATGTACTTCGTGAACTCGGTGCTGTTCGCGTTCGTCACTCCAGGACTCTACACGGCTCATGCTGCGGTCTTGGTGATGCTTTCGGCTTACGAATTTATTCACTTCTCTTGTCATTGTAACTACACGCCAAAAACGTGGTGGGGATGGTCGGTGCGAACAAATCACTTGCAGCATCACAACTTGCAAAGCGCAGATAGGTACGCAATGTCGCTACCAGTTTTCAGAGCGAAAGGAAAAAAGTAACGATGATTATTTTCAGGAGGTTACCATCATTCGAGCGTACCAAGCCTCAACTTGCAGTCGGCTGCTGGGTTGTCGAGCTTGCTTGGATTGAACGGTGCTGGGAGGGAGCAGGCTGGAATTCTCTTTCCTTCGGAGTGTTCCGCATCGAGCGAGGGGTCGATGAGGGTGAACGAATGCTGACCTCACACACGATTCGAGGGTTCCGGCGAGAGTACCGAATCTGGTTGCCTTGGGTGCGGGTGAAGTAATGAGCAAGAACTACGTGATGGCGATCTGCGTCAAATGCAAAAAGGATTACCGCAGCAACGGAAAAAGCTCATGTTGCCAATATTGCCATCGGAAGGTCGCGTCACCGGATCGATCGGCTGAGCTTGTCGCTCCTCATCGATGCGGGAAGTGCGGAAGGAAAATCAACACTCGCGAATGCCTTGGGTGCTTGACCCTCGAACGGATAGAATCCGCGAAAAAAGAACCGGAAAAGGTTTCCGTTGCCGATCCGGTGGCGTTGGAAGATTGTGATTGAGTCGCTGGTGCGACGTTGTTTGTTGTCTTTTTTTGGAGTTTGTGAACGTGATCGAAAGTTCTGAATCCATTGTTGAGCTAGCCGTAGCGCTGGCTAAGTTTCATGCCGAATGTCCGGTAGTGTTCAAGGACAGTTTCAACCCTCAGCTAAAATCAAAGTACGCTGACCTCGGTGCGATTCTCAAGGAGATCAATCCGATTCTGGCTAAACATGGCCTTTCGGTACTGCAAATCCCCTTCGATGACTTGTCGTTGGCAACAATGCTGCTTCACAGTTCCGGTCAGTTCATGAGGTCGGTCAGTATGATTCGTCCACAGGATGCGGTTGTGCGTCGAGGTGCGACGGCTGCTGATGATGTTCGTGCGGTTACTCCGCAGGCATACGGTTCGGCTCTAACGTATCAACGGCGGTACGCGATTGCTGCATTGCTCAGTATTTGCATCGATGATGATGACGACGGAAACGCTGGTAGCGCTGGTGGTAAGAAAGGTACGTTCATGGACCAAACAAACCCGGTCCCTGAAAACGCTTTCGATCCAAAGCCGAAGCAGGAATCAAATCCTGAGCCGAAGAAAACAGAAATGCTTACCGAGACTCGAATCGGTGAGATCCTGACCATGCTGGCCTCTGCAAGCGAATCGCAGATACCAAAGATGGAACAATCGCTGAACAACCACGGAATCGCAGGAACGATCACGAAAGACGATTGGGCGATGCTGTCCGCTACAATGCTGTCGCGAATGATAACCGTGGCGTCGAGTCCGACTGAGCTCGGAAAGGTCACAAGCAAGCTCGCAGCGTACCGATCCAAGGGGCTTGTGTCCGAAGAAGCTTTTGCGAAACTCAACGAATCACTGACAAAGCGAACCGAAGAATTCAAGGTCTAGGATGTCTGAGCGAACCGTAAAAAATGATTTTGATGTACTGACCGAACTTTGCGCTGGTATCGCGCCAGCTCTTATTTCGATCGACCCAGGGCAAGAATGGTCGGCAGAAGAGATCGCTGAAATGACTGTCGATATAGCAAAAGCGATTCAACTCGAACTGAAACGGCAAAAGAAAAATGAGCGTGAAAACCAACGTGAAAACCAAGCTAGTCACAACAAGCCTGCTGATCCTCGATCCGAGGCTCCAATGCCGGGAATCGGTCCCGGAATCAATCGTGAAAGAGTACGAAGAATGCTGGAGGGACAAGGTTAATTTCCCACCCGTACAGGTCTTCGAGGTCGAAGGCGAACTGTACGTGGTCGATGGCTTTTGCCGAGTGATTTCAGCGTCGAACATTGGCAAGTCTAAAATCCCCGCGACTGTCACGAGGGGGACGTTCAGCGATGCGGTCCGGGCTGCTTGCGGTGCAAACTATACTCACGGCCTGAGGCGCACGAACGCAGACAAGCGCAAGGCGGCGATGATTGCGATTGCACAATTCCCGGACGAGACGACCCGGGCCCTGGCTGAAATGTGCGGGGTGTCCCATGCCTATATCGGCACCCTGCGAGACGGCGAAAGGAAGATCGAAAAGCTGATCGATCAAGCGGCTGCGGGAGTAGTCCCGGAGCTGACCCCTGAGCCAAAGCCCAAGCCGGAGAAGCCACCAGCAAAGCCCGATATGGGGATTCCCGTTTCGGGCTGGAAGTGCTCGGACTGTGCTGGCGAGACTCAAGTGCTGACCGATGGCGGTTGGGCTTGCTCGGCTTGCTTGTGTCCGGTCGGTGAGACTGCAAAATCAGTCGAAACCAATGAAAAGACTGAGGAACCGCAAGTTGAAGCCGAACCAATCTTGGAAACGTTTCCAAACTCGACTGATCCGGACCCTGAAAAAATGCCAGCGGTTCACACTGCATGGGGGCGATTTATCCGGGCCTGTGACGCTGCGAAATGCTCGCCGGTATTCCGGACAGAAATCGAATCGGTCACGAAGAAGCTCCGAGGGCTGCAATGACTACGAATTGGCCGCACCAGGACTTGGCGAAGGAACGAATCAGGGATGCCAGAGCGCGAGGCATCAAGTCGGTTATCGCGGCTGCTCCGTGCGGGGCCGGTAAGTCGCGGGTGATGCAACAGCTAGCGTGTGAGGAAATCGACAACGGTGGATCGGTAAGAATCTATCTTCACCGAACGATGCTCAAAGAGCAATTGTCAGAGACGTTTACGCAAGCCGGTATCGATCATGGAATCATGGCGGCTGGTCACGAATACGACGAATCAAAAGCGGTTCAGATTTGCATGACCGATTCGGTGTTCGCTCGGGCGATTCGCAAGTCGACCTGGGATCTTGGAAACCCATCGCTGGTTCTGTTCGATGAGGCTCACCTGCAAACCAAAAACAAGGCGATATCGATCGTCGAGGGTGGCCAGACTGACGGCGGTGCAACTTGGCAGGGCCACAAGGCGCGAGGGGCTTTCGTGCTTGGCATGTCGGCAACTCCGGTCAACTGCGGAACGATGTATGAAGAGCTGATTGACTTCGGAACGTACTCGGAAATGAGACGGGTGAAGGCTCACTTGCCGGTCAGGGTCTACTCTCCGAGCGAAATCGATTGCTCAGGCTTAAAGCAGGACGTTGACAACGAATTCAGCTCCAAGCAACTCGAACCGAGGGCCTACAAGATATTTGGCGATGCGTATGCGAACTGGAGGATCTTGAATCGAGACAGTAGGCCGACGATCCTGTTTGCTCCATCTGTGCCGGCTTCGCGTTGGTTTGCCGAAGAGTGGGCCAAGATGGGTGTCCCGGTCGCTCATATCGACGGCGAGACCTGCTTACTGCCTCACCGCAGTTCAACCGGATCGATCGTTCTGGAGACCTACGACACGACGGCCGAGACTCGAGCGCAAGTCATGGCGATGAGCAAGTCGGGTGAAATCAAGGTTCTGATGAACCGATTTATTCTGCGCGAGGCGATCGACATGCCATGGCTGTACCACGGTATTGCGGCGACAGTGTTCGGTGGAATCGCAACGTACTTGCAATCGGTCGGACGGATCCAAAGGTATTTTCCGGACTATCAGTACAAGATCCTTCAAGACCACGGCGGGAGCTTCTGGCGACACGGAAGCCCGAACATGGACAGGGAATGGACGCTTGGATGTACAAACAAAACGATTGCTCAGGGCCGAGCCACACGGATTGCGAAGTCAGACAAGCCGCAGGACGTTGAAGGGATTTGCTGTCCCAAGTGCAAGGTGTGGCGTCAGTACGGTCAGAGGTGTCCGGGCTGTGGCCATGCTCACGCGCAGAGTGTTCGATCGGTGCAAATGGTCGGCGGCGAACTGAAACTGATGCGAGGTCTGGTCAACAAGCAGAAGAAAAAGACGGCCAAGAACGCTAATCAGATTTGGGTCTCGGTTCTTTACTCAATGTCGAGGTCTGACAAGCCGTGCAGTAGTGCGGTTGCAGTCTGGCAGGCGCGATGTGCGAAAGAGGGGGTTTGGGCCAACCCTGCCGAGCTGCGATTCAAACCACCGGCTCACGGATCGGTGGACTACCATCGCCGAGTCAGTGATGTGTTTCCCTGGACAAGACCGAGGGTATCATGAGTTGGATGGAATTTACTTCGCGGAAACAACTCGCAGCATGGTTGCTGTTTAGCGATCAGGGCTTACGGTTCCTGTCCTGGTTTTTCCGCAAGTACTACAAGAGCATCATGAATACCGAGGCTGGCAACGCAGCTTACGAGTGGATCCGATCGGAAATCATTCGCGAGGAACAGGAGCGAGGCTTGGCGCGACGGATCGTCATCGAGCGATTCCCGGACGGATACCTGAAAGTATACGGGGAAAAAACCGACGTTATTTTTATTCATCGGCTTATTGTTCCGAACGACACGGCGTTAGAGCTTGAGGAACGATTGGCTGAGTTGAACTGTCCGAAACGGGCAAAGGAGACATACGATGGCAGGGTGTTGGCAACGGATTTTTATCAGGGGCGAACCGTGGAGCAGGAAGCCAAACGCAGAGCGAGGATCGACATTTCAGAAGCGATCGGTCGAGCAGTGCCTAAGACGGATCGAATCAACGCGAAACATCGAGCTGGTGATAACCTCGCTGGAGTTGGTGGAGTACCAAGAAACGCCGGGGGTGTTTGATGCGATCTGCAAAGGGTGGGAAGGATCGAACCGAGATTTGCTTAGAGAGCTCATTGCGGCCTTGGGAGCTTGACGGCTACAGAGCCAAGTTCGAGTACGATGCGATGCGTTCGCTATTCGCTTGCTGCTGGGCCTGTGGCGCGAGTCGCAAGCCAATGGAGTATTACGGGCCGTGGCTGATCGAACGTGCTCATATCGCGAATAAGCCCCGCAGAGAGGATAGGCGGCTGGTAGTGATGCTCTGCACGATTTGTCACAAGAGCGAGCACGGCGAACGGATTGCAGGGTTCGATCGACCGAAGCTGACAGCGGGGCAAATGCTCGCATTGAAACTTGAATGCGACCCTGATTGGTATGACTTGAGGTTTATTCAAAAACATTCGGTCCGGCTGCTGTATGCCGAGCCGGTCGTCAGTTGGTACGTAGAGGAAAGGATCCGGAACCGTGGTAATTGATCTTCCGTGGCCGAAAGGGATAACCGCCCACAACGAGGGCCACTGGCGAACCAAGAGCACTCCGGTATCGGATCTTAGGCTGATTGCCAAGATGATCACGCTCGACCAGATTGCTCGGGGCCAGTCCCCGGTCAAGGGTCCACACGCGATCAACTATCGGTTCTACGTCGAAGACAACAAGAGACGGGACCGAGCCAACATGATCCAAATCTGCAAGGCTCTGATTGATGGCGTGGTCGATGCCGGTGCGATCGAGGGGGACCACTGGCAAATCTCCTGGATTGGGACGGTCGAGGTCGAGATTCGCAAGGGAAATCCAGGAGTTCGGCTGGAAATCCTGAGTCGCGCAGAAAAAAGTTGATGAAAAAAATAGCTTAGGCCGCGCCCTGGGGTGCTCGAAATCTGGCCTGGGTGTATAATGGATCGTGTGACGGGTCGCTGACCCGATTGTTTCTGAAAAGATTTGAAAGGGCAAAGAAATGCTTGAATCGCTTGATGGTTTGCGTGGCGTGATTCGGTCCAAAATCCGAGGCGTCGAGGCCAAAATCGATATCGATGATGTGATGCAGGATGCGGCGATTGCGATCCTCACCGGTTACACGGCCGCACCCCGGACCAAAGCAGTCTGGACGGCAAAATCGGCTCGCCGCAAGTGCTGGCGGGACTCACGACGGGACCACGAACGGTTGGTCAACGGGGGGAACCCGAACCAGGAAATCAGCCACAACCCGCTCGAGGATTTGATCCGAGGCGAAGAGACGGAGCAACTCGGTCAGGCAATCGGGCAGCTTGACCCGGACACGCTGACGGCAATCCGGATGCGGTTCTACGAAGACTTGACGTTCGAGCAGATTGCCAAGGCCTTCGGAGTCTCGAATCCTACCGCGGCGGCGATGGTGAAACGTGGACTCATAGCCCTCCGAGAAGCTATCGGCGAATAAGGAGCTGAGCAATGCGAGTCCAAAAAACGCAGTGCTCAACTTGCATCTACCGTCCGGACTCGCCCCTGGACCTAGCTAAGCTTGAGGCTGATGTGGCTGACGGGTACGGTGGGTTCAAGGGGCATCGGGTTTGCCATCACAGCGACGATGCTTGCTGTGCTGGGTTCTGGGCCAGACACAAGAACGAGTTCCAACTGGGGCAGATTGCGCAGCGGCTCGGGATGGTCGAGTTTGTGGAAGATGACACTTTGAAGGGTAAAACCAAATGACTGATAGCAGAAAGACTTTTGCGCTGGTTGGATGCTCGAAGAAAAAGCGAGTATCGAAAAATTCATTCAGCGACTTTGTGCCGGCGCGTGAGCTTTACACTTCGGACCTGTTTCAGAAGCGAGTCGCGCACGTTGAGGGTCGAGGCTTGCCATGGTTCATCCTCAGTGCAAAATCGGGCTGTATCGCTCCGATCACTCCGCTGAGGCTCTACGATATCAAGATGGGCGACAAAGCACCAATCGACGTTGCTGCTTGGCACGTTGGCGCGGCTAGTCAGTTCGTCGATCTTCTGTACCACGACTGGGACATTCGAGACCTGAAAGAGGTCGAGGTTGAATTACACGCCGGTGCAAACTACTCGAAGCCGCTCGCAGACATTTTGGTTTTGTTGGGTATCAAGGTGATTCTTCCGGTTCGAGGGATGGGCATCGGTCAGCAACTCAAGCACTACAAGGAATCGGTTTCATCATGAGAATCCGACAAGCAATCAAGACAATTGCGGGTCTCAAAGTAATCGATGGCAAGTGGTTCACAAGAACCCGCAAGAATCACTTGAAGCTTGCATGGCATACCTTCTACGTTCGCATGAGACGCAGGAAAAGGCGACTTGCGAGAGAGGCTGATGAATCATGAGGATGGTCAAGAAATCCTGCCAGCACTGCGGTAAGGAAATCGAGGTCCGGCAGGCTGACGTTGATCGAGGCTGGGGCAGGCATTGCTCGAAGTCCTGCGCTGCGTTTGGCCGATCGTCGAGGCGTCGCAGGTGTCTCAAGCTTCGCAAGCGATCGAAGCAAGTTGCTGAGGTTAAGGAAACTAAACGCGAGACTAAAAAAACACACGTGGTCCCTGCTGTTGGCAGAGTGATCGAATTCGAATGATCAGCAAGCAGGGTGAAGCCGTGACCCAACCGACAGACTGGATCGAAAAACAGACGGCCAAGCTACTGGCAAGGGCGAAGCGTTCCGGGTACTTCCGAGAAGTGATCCAGGACGCAAAGCATTTTGAGTCCGAAGGGTACGTTTGGGATGTGGCCTTGGCGATAGCTTGCGGCTACTGGTGTTCGTAAACAAGGAATGAATCGAGATCATGAAAGCATTAACGATAAGCCAACCGTTCGCCTCGCTGATTGCCAGCGGTGAGAAGTGGATCGAGAACCGAAGCTGGTACACTTCCTACCGTGGTCCGCTGGCGATCCATGCTGGCAAGGGCCTGCATTACCTGGATCGAGAAGAGATCAAGGGCTACCCAAATGGACTCATAATTGCAACAGCGCGTTTATCCGCTTGTGTCGTCCGAGAGGAATTGCAAAGGATGGCATTCCATTCAATCACCAATGGCAGCGAGTTGATTCCAGGTGCGAAGGTAACATGGAAGCAGGCTTTCGATCATGCTCATACCGAAGGGCCTTGGTGCTGGATCCTAGAAGACGTTCAAGCGATCGATCCGATACAGGTCAAAGGGGCTCAGGGCCTATGGGTGGTCCCATCGGAAACCCTTGAGCCAATCGTCGCGAGTCAAAAAGCACAATTCAGCCTCTAAAAAAGTAGCGTTGCGTTTTTCTGCTTTGTTGCGTTGGTTTCGATCTTGGGTTACTCTGTTGGTTCCTTCGAACCCCAATGAGTGACCATGGCAAAAAAGAAAACAGACGCGCAAGCACCGCCGAAAAACGAACCGACTCAGTGGAGGTCGAAGATCGTCGGGCATGGCAAGGTGGCCGCATCGCAACTACTGGCCAACCCGTTCAACCATAGGCGGCACCCTCAAAAGCAGCGGGACGTTGTTTCTGCATCGATCCAAGAGCTGGGGTTCATCAAGTCGGTCATTGTGAACCAATTGACCGGACATATCGTTGACGGCCATGAGCGCGTGATGCAGGCTCTTGGTGTGGGCGATGATACCCTAGTCGATGTTGAGTACGTCGAGTTGAGTCCCGAGGACGAAAAGAAAGCCCTGTTGGTCCTGGATGTTTCCAGTGAGTTGGCCGAGGTTGATGCTTCAGCGCTAGATCAGTTGGTCGCTGAATGTTCGTTTGATACAAGCGTTTTGGACGATTTGGCAAAGGAAATGCTGGCCTCAGTTTCAATTCCAGACAATGGCGGTGTCGACGAGGATGAGGTGCCAGAGCCTCCGGTCGATCCGATCACGAAACTAGGCGACTTGTGGATTCTTGGCGAGCATCGCGTTTTGTGCGGCGATAGCACGAAGCCAGAGGATGTTGCAAGGTTGATGGATGGAGTCAAGGCGGACATGATGTTCACCGATCCGCCGTATGGGGTAAACTATGAAGGCGGGCATTTCCACAGCGGCGACGTAAAAATCAAACGCAAGCGTGAAAAGCTCGCGGATGACGACACGACCGCAATTTACCCCGCATTCCTGCCGGTCGCCTTGGCTGTCGTCGATGGACCGTGTTATATGTGGTTCGCTGACTCAAAGGCGAGAGACGTCTACAACGCTGTCCACGACAACGCTTGCGAGGTTCATGCTCTTATCATTTGGCATAAGACGAACGCCACCTATGCGGCGATGAACGCACAATATAAGCAAAGGCACGAACCCTGTTTGTATTTCAAGCCGAAAGGTTCAACGCTGCGATGGTGCGGAGAAACAACCGAGGCGACGGTATGGAGCCAGGACCGCGACGGAATTAATGAGTTTCACCCGACGCAGAAACCGGTTGCGTTGGCAGCGAAGGCGATAGCAAACCACAAGGCTTCAAACGTGCTAGACATGTTTTGCGGATCAGGATCAACCCTAATCGCAGCCGAGCAACTAGGGCGCAAGTGCTACGGAATGGAAATCAGCCCGCAGTACTGCGATGTTATCGTTAAGCGATGGGAAAACATGACGGGCAAAAAAGCGGTCAAGGAATCGATCCAAGAATAACGCTTCACTTTAGAGGCTACAAAATGACCAAACGCGCCGGAAAGAAAAAGTCACCGGGGCGCGGAAAGAAAACGACAGGCATCAAGCCGGTGTCACAATCCGCACCGATAGCGACAGGCAAACCCCAACCAGATTCGTTCTTTTGGCCGGAATTGACCAAGGCGAATCAAGAGCTAGCGACCAAAGCTGGGAGAGGGGACCAACTAAAACGGCTCAACGATCTGAGGCTAGAACTGCGGTCGGTAAACGAGCGATGGCCGATACCACCTGAACTCCGAGAGCGGATGGTATTCGAATCGGCTCGAATCATGATGGACCCACAGGCAGGGGTCAAAGAAAAACTGTGGGCCAATAGGCTGCTGCTGGCAATGGACCAAGCGAACAACAAGCCAAGAGACCTGCCGGTACAGATCACAGGCAATACGACGATCACGGTCAACCAAGTCTTGGCGATGCTCGACGGTAGTTCCTCAGACGACCTAGATTTTCGGGACAGAAAGATTCTGCCGGGGTCTGTAGATGACTACGCTTGAGCAAGCCCGGGAAGCATTCGAGAACGCAAGGGCGATGCGTTCCCCGCTGCTGATGGCCGAACGATTCTCGAAGGGCGAATGGAAACGGGCTCGGCATCTAGCTGTGATCGACTTCGAGTTTCGCAATTTATTGAACGATCCGAATTTAGATATTCTGATTGTGAAGTGTCCGGTACGGCACGGCAAACTTTTGGCTGACGAAACTCCCGTTTGGACGCCAGACGGATGGAAGACTCACGGAGATTTGCAAGTCGGTTCAAGGGTCTATGCGATTGATGGGAGCATCGCAAATGTTATAGGAACATCGGAAAAGCAATGGGCCGACTGCGAGGTTGAATTTTCAGATGGCGAGGTAATCAAGTGCCATGAAAACCACGAATGGGTTTTGTTCGACCGAAAGAAGCGTGGGTATCGAACAATCGAGACTAAGCAGCTATTCGAGGGTGTGTTCCACAGTCATGAAAAGGGAGTCCCAAGGCGTAGATATACGATCGACTACAACGAGCCATGCGAAGGACACGATGAGAATCTACCGCTTGATCCATACTGGCTCGGAGTTTGGCTAGGAGACGGCAAGTCATCGGGTTGGGCCTTTTGTGGGGGTATCGAAGACTCAGCGATTATCCTTGCGGAGCTGGCTCGTCGAGGTATGAAGCATAGCTGGAGCACGATCCATGAAACGACCGGGGTTGCGTACTACGGTTTTTCTGGGATTCCGGGCATCGCCAAGCTAGGCTTGAGGGACAACAAGCACATTCCAGAATCCTACCTGACGGCAAACAAGCAAGTCCGCTTGGAAGTCTTGAGGGGGTTGGTCGATACCGATGGGCATGTTGAGGACGGCGGACGGGTAAGAATTGTCAACGTCAACAAACGACTGATCGACGATATCGAAACGCTGGTCAGATCCTTCGGCTGGCGATCGAGCTTCACATTTCAAGAGCCAAGCGTGTCTAGTTCTGGTATCGAGGGCCGACAGCGTGTTTACACGGTACAGTTTGTTCCCAGAGGTGAAGTCGTTGCATTACTTCCAAGGAAGCAAAAGCTACGCGCAGGAAATCTTTTTCGAAACGGAAAGCCGGTATCGATTAACAGCGTCAGGCGCGTGGCTCCGAGTCTAGGACATTGCATCGAGATCGATCATCCTTCGCACCTATATCTATGCGGAAAAACAAACAAGCCGACCCATAACAGCGAGTACCTAGCTCACTGGGCTCCGGCTTGGTTCCTGCTTCGGAATCCTTACAAAAAAATCATTCTGTCGACCAATACGGCAACGCTTGCGAACAATCATTCTCGATGGGTGCGCGATAAGGTGCATGAGCTTGCACCGATGATGGGGCTCGCTGGCGTGGACCCGATGAACTCGGCGGTAAAGAACTGGCGGCTTGAAAAGACCCACGGAAGCTGTCTTGCTGCTGGCGTCGAGGGATCGATTCCAGGGTTCGGAGCCAACCTTTTGATCATCGACGACTACATGAAAAACGCGAAGGCGGCGTACTCTCAAAGGGTCCGGGATTCCCAGTGGGATTGGTTTCAATCAACGAGTTCGACCCGTCTTGAGCCTGGGGGAAAGTGCGTCCTCTTGTGTACACAGTGGCACCCGGACGACCTCATAGGTCGGATCGAAAAACAAAAAGAAGAGCTCGACTTGCGAGTGCGGTCGATCACGCTGCAAGCACTGCGCGAGGGGACCGAAAAGAAAGATCCACTCGGGAGGGCCGAAGGTGAGGCACTGTGGCCGGAACGCTGGCCGGCAGAGGTAATGCTGCGACGGAAGCGACAATCAGGCCACTGGTGGGACTCGATCTACCAGGGCAACCCGAAGGGCAGTTCAATGTCGAACTGGCCGGACTCCTACTTTCAAAATATCTGGGCTCAGGACGATGAGTTCCCAGACCCTCGGAGCTGCTACTTGTCGGCATCGTTCTTGGATCCATCGAAGGGCAAGAACACTCGGAAAGGTGACTATCAGGCGATAACCTGGATCGGATACCAAAACGGCTTGTTCTATGTGGACTCGGATATCGAGCGTAGGCCAGTCCCTCAGATGCTCAGGACGTTCGTTGAGTGGAATCGGGAGCGTAGAACCGCATTCGTGGGAATCGAAGCGAACGCATGGCAAGACCTCCTTGCTGACCCCTACAACGAGCTGTGCCAGGAAATGGAGTACAACACGGACCCGCCGAACCTCGTCAATCAGACGGTGAATAAGAACGTCAGAATCGAGAGGCTTGGGAAGTGGTTCAACGATCGCCGGTTCCGGTTCCGCAAGACGGCATCGAACGAGCTGTTGATCGCTCAGGCCAAAGCGTTCCCATACGGAGATCACGATGACGGGATAGACTCCCTGGAGGCTTGCTTGGCGATGCTTTGCCGGTCGGTAGATGCCCTGCACGGTATGCACGAAGTGACCGAGACGGAAATCTAGTTTTTTTCTTGTGGTCGGTGGCGTTAGATGGTTGGTAGTTGTATCTAGGTCACAAGAAAAGCGAGGCGAACGATGGCGTGCATACGTGGGTTGGAGCACTTGGAAAAAGAAGGGTGGGAAGTGGTTGCGGTCGATTACGTCAGTCAAGATGAATGGTATCTTGACGGCGATGCAAAGCCTCAAAAGTGGACGCCGCAAAGTAAAAGTTACGGCAAAACTTTGATCGTCCGCAAGATTGTGAAGCCTGATGAGTACAGGCCGTTTGCGAATGCTGAAGAGTATTTGCCTCACTGGGGGAAGCCGGTTCGCTTCAGGGACGGCACAGGCTATGACAGCGTAGCTAGCACTAGCGATCTGGGCGTATACGTTGCGAGCGACACCAAGACTGTCTGGTACTCGACGGGAGAGGCTTTTGCGAAGCTTACATTTGCCGACGGCACACCCTTTGGAGTCAAGGTTTAATCATGAGCAAGATCGACCTAAACGAACAAGAACTCGAAGCCGAGTATCGAGACTGCCAGTGCGAAGCCGTCTGGTTTGAGCGTCTGCTGGTTGTCGGGGCAGTTGCAATCGGCTTGGCCGTGCTCTATTTCTGTGGGGCTCTGGAATGGATCGAAGGATAGTCCGAGAGAAGCTTGCAGAGTTGGAACAGGTCGCAGGCTGCGAGATTACAAACGCTGGCCTGGATGAGCTAGAAAAGTGGTTCGATCGAGGCTACCACACGGCGTTGCCTGGATCGAGGGCTGACAACCTCGGCAAAGAAACCAGCCAGGAACGAGCGTTCTATCTCGGCAACTTGACGCGCCGGATCGAGCTTCGAAAGACCCTCTGTGTCGGTCGATCACTGATAAAAAAGTGACGTTGTTTTTCTTTGTGCGATTCTGATCGATTTGGTTTTTTGTAGTGTTTTCGTGGCGTTAGATACGTGAAGCTTGGAAACGTTTCCAAGATCTTGATATCAAGGCAAGCTGGAGGGTAGGCAAAATGACGAGCTTTAATGAAAAAACATTTTGGGCTTGGTGGTGTTCTGTGTGGCTTGTGATCCTCTTAACCATCTTCGCTTGTGGAGTGTTCGACAAAGTCACTACACCTACCATCGAAAATGAACCGCAACTGTACACAGTGTATTGCGATGGAGTTGAGCACAAAGATTTGGAAATCGTGAGCGGCGGAATGTCGTGGGCGAGATACAAAACCCTATCTGGCAAACGTATTGAATTTCATGGTACCTTTTACGATTTGGAGCAATGAGCAATGAGCGTTACAGAAACGGAACGACCCGAAGTGTTTTGGGTAGATGCGACTTCAAAGCATGTAGTCGACGCGATGAACGGAAAAGACGTTGAGGCGCGGTTTCGGAATCGGGCCGATTTTCCTTGGACAAGTGTTCGCAAGTTCAAAGGATGGAGCAAGTTTAATGCTGACGACTGGTTTCATGACGGGAGCAGGGCTTGGAACTTCTGCCAAGTCTACGAGCCTGAGTCCTGGTGGCTCAAAAGGCCCGATCCAGGGCCCGGGTGGAGGTTGTTAGGGAAGTTTCCCGATGAGGAGCCAAAGCCCGGCGATGAGTGCTTTGGAGTGTCCGGCGAATGGGGGCCAAGCTGCCAAACCAAACCCGGAGGGCACCAAGTGTTTGGAGTTTGGTATCGCCGACGCATCGAGCGACTGCTGAGCGGTCATCGATGGCTAGTTAGCGGAGATAGGCTTGAGTCCGGGGATCTGTACTACGAAAAAGGGTCTTTGCTCGAAGTTGGTCACGAGTACTGGGGCAATAATGTTATGCTTGCCGAGGCGTTTATGCGCAAGATCGAGCAACCGAAGCCTGAGCCGAAGTACAAGGTTGACGACCGTGTGAGGATCATAGGGCCGGTCCCTGGTTGCACCCTAGTTGGGAGGATCGTTAGAGTCAAAAGCAAACGGCTTTCGGTTCTAGATGATGGGTCTAGTGCTTGGTTTTACACAGTCGAAAACATCTACGAATATGTAGTTCGGGAGGACTACCTTGCTCCTGCACCACCTGCGCCGCCAAGCCATCCGATGTGTCGATGCGAGATTGCTCCCGAGACGATCAAGCCAGTCGAGGGTGCTGCCCACTACCCGAAAATTGGCGACACTATTTTTTTACCTGAAATGGGTCGCTTGAAGGTGCTGGCCAGGGGCTTCGAGGCTTGCTGATTTTGGAAACGTTTCCAAGAATGATGACCGTCGGCCAATGAAAACACTGGAAAACTGAAAAACGGTTTTCCAAAACTGGTTCGGTGGCGTTGTACTGGTGGAGGATTTTTTCATGGCAAATTTCGAGTGGAAACAAGTATCGCCTGGGGCTCATCAATGCGGTGAGTGGGCGTTTGCAGTGACCGGTGGCTGGTTCTTCATCGACGGGCCGAGCTGGTTCACGCCGAGCCGAGTTGGTGGGTTTCCGTCGTTCGCTGCTGTCGAGGAAGAAATCCAAAACCAAATTGATGAGCGTCGCGCGGCGCTCGCTGAGTCAAGAGGTCAAGAGTACCAAGCATGGTGCAGAGGAAACGAGAGGGTATGAGCACGGAACTACAAACAGTTGAGCCGGACGGCAAGTTGCTTCGGTCGGCGTTTTGCGAGAAGGCTCTTGCGGAGCTGTCCGCACAGGTCGAAGAACTGGACGCAACGACCCCTGAGGGGTACGAAAAAACCAAGAACGCGATTCGATGGTGCGTTAAAGCTCGATCGGCGGTGTCAAAGCTCAAAGAGGACCTGAATCGCGAAGCACTTAGGCATCAGCGAGCGGTCAACGCAGACGAAAAATACTTGATCGATTTGATCAGGACGGTCGAGGATCCGCTGACCAAGAAGAAGAAGGCCGTCGACGACGAAGTGGAGCGCAAGCGTGCAGAACTCGAAGCCAAGCATCAGGCGTGGGTCAACGCTCGGATCGCCGAGAGCGTAGAAGCGATCGGAAAGCCGATCACAACCGAAGAGGCTGAGACCTGGACCGACGAACAATTCGCCGAGCACCTTGAAGCCGGACGGAAAGCGAAGGCAGAAGCAGACGCCAAAGCCAAGGCAGAGGCCGCTAGGCTTGCTCAGGAAGAGGCTGACCGGAAAGCCAAGATCAAGGCCGAGCAAGATCAGATCGCAGCGGACAGGGCAGAACTGGCACGCCAGAAGGCCGAACAGGATGCTGAGGCGAAACGAATCAAGGACGAGCAGGACCAGCGGGACAGGGATATCGAAGCGAAGCTGGCCAAGATCCAGGAGGCTGAGGAAAAGGCTGCGAGGATTCAACCTGCAACTGTGATCGGCGAGAATGACCTAGCCGGGAAGCTGCCGAGCGAGAGTGATCCTTTGCAACCAATAGCCGAAGCGATGGCAAACTTTTTTGAATTCCCATTCCCTGGGTTCCCAGAGGCTGAGGCCGCCGAGGACTTGAAGGGCGAATCTCGGGATGCGTTGGTCGGTGCCTTCGATTTGGTCGATCCGGTCTGTGCGGTTAATCGCATGGCTGTACCGATCGAAAGCGCTCAGGAAATCATAGACGCTGCCGAGCACGAGGTAGCACGAAGCTTGATCGCTCCAAACCACGGCGAAATCATGCTCTTGCTGAGGTCGATGCAAGTCGGAGCAACACGCCTGGAAGCGTTTTTTGATGATTCCGAAGGGCTTCTCTATGAGCACCAAATGGCGGCTGCGGATATTCTGAATTCAGTTGAGAACCTACAGAGAGAAATGGACAAGCTCGCACCAAAATAATGGACGATGAGAATTTCAATTTAGTCGACAATATCGCCGATCGTTGCCTCTATGCTGCGGTCGGTTGTCTTGTCGGCTTGCATGCGCTGGGCTTGTATCTCGTTTGGGATATCGCAAGACAGCTTTTCTTTAAGTGATCCGTGGCGTTAGATGCACGGACGATTCGATAACCCACAAGACCCTGAAAGGGAAAACTGCAAATGTCTGATGAAAAAAAGCAAGGTGAGGAAAACTGGAGAAAATTCACAGAAGCTGATCTCATTGCTGCTCTCAATGGTAAGCCGGCACGCATTCGATACCGCGACAAAGAAAGCCAGGAATGGGAGACCGGGACCGAAAAGCACATTCAAGAAATGTGTAAGCGATCTCAGTGCAAGGACGTTATAGAGGTCTTGCCTTGGTTGAAGTTTAGCTGTGAAGTGTACGTCGAGCCGGCACCGACGCGCAGTCCCAAGGACGGCTGCCGAATGCTTGAGGACAACGAAGATCCGATGCCTGGGGACTACATCAACTGGGGCGCGGGATGGAACGAACTGACGGCAGCAATGTTTCCATTGGCTTTAATTCCTTCGTGGTTCTGCCGACCGATCGAAGCGACTGTCGGAAAATCCAACCGTCCTGTCCCAAAGGGCTTTAGGCTGCTCGGTGATGAACCCCGGCTGGCGTCTGATGGCTACTGGTCGCTGAGCTGCAAGGACTGGCTTGTGATCGGCGATCGAGTCGAGGAGGCGAACCGTGACAAGTGGCCAGCGATCCGGCTTGTGGTCGATGAGCCCGAACCGGTCAAGCATTTCGTGCTTGCAAACGATCAAGACAACGAGCAAGCCTTGTATGTCAACGGAAAGCTAGAGGACATTGATCATCCGATCTACGGATACAACATTGCCTAGGCGGCGAATGAATGTACAATCAGGATCGAAACTCGCGAAGTTGGAAAACCAGATGACGAATGGCCTACCAAACTTTCGGAATTGATAATTGTGGACAAAGAGCAACGAGAAGACCCGTCGGGAGAATGGGGGCCAACGTATGAAGACCAGATTAAAGTCGAGCACCCTGGCCCAAGCGCAGAAAGCGTGTGGAGTCCAGATCCAACGAAGGTTCGTCCGATGATGCAGATCATGCTAGATCCAATCAAGGACCGTGTGATCATGAAGATCAGGCTACCGGTCCCTGCGAGCGTACTCGGCAAGCTGGGCGATATGCTTGAGAAGCACTACCCAGGATCGACAATGCGGCAGGTTGGTGGCTATCTGGTGTTCGACGAACCGATCGAATCGTAAACTGTCGGAAGCGGTTTTTTTCCAACTGTCCGTGGCGTTAAACAAACGGGCAGTTGGTTCATGGTTCATGGTTCAAGGATCGATGAGGCGAAAATGAAATCACGTTTCCCGTTCGGCAATGTTGCTCTGATGCTGCTTGTGATTGCGGTCCTGGGCTGGTTCGCATACCGAGCGATCGATCCGATTCCACCGATGCCGATCGATCAACAGATCGAAGCTGGCGATGTGGTAATCAGCCAGGGGGACAGGTCCAGCAAGTGGCCTGCGGTAAGGCGTGAGTTCCTGCGAAAGCATCCATGCTGCGAAGCCTGCGATAAGACTTTTGATCTTCATGTGCATCATGTAAGGCCGTTCCACCTTTGGCCCGAGCTGGAGCTGGTTGAATCGAACCTGATAACGTTGTGTCCCGAGCATCATTTTTTTATCGGGCATGATGAGGACGGTCCGAGGGAACCAAAGAAACCGAATTGGAAGACCAGTAACCGAAGCGTCTGGCGCGATGCCAGGAGAGAGAAGGCGATGCGATGAGCGATTCAACCCATTTTCGCAATACGTCGAGTACTGCCGACTGCAAAATGGAGGGTCTTGCAGAGCGATTGAAAAACTTTCATCGGTACGGAATTGAACGAATCGAGCTTGATGAATCATTGCCGACAGATGAGTTTCAGATCAACAAAGAACGAACACTGATTCGAGTGCATCCGAGCCTCGAAGCACAGGTCAAGAAAGTATTAGAAGACGATTGGAAAAAAAGAAAGCGATAGCGATGCCAACAAAACAGCCAGTACCACCGCCACCACCACCGATGATGATTGTGGAGCGAACTTGCTCAAACTGCAAATTTTGGGAGGCAATCCCAGAATGGGCTATCGCCAAAGATCAAGGCGAGTGCCTGAGAATCAACGGTCATTGGATAAAGCATTACGAGACCGATGACCCACCATTGATAAACACGGCGATGCTGAGCGACCACGAAGCATTCCTCGTGACCAGGGGAGCATTCGGGTGCAATATGTTCGAGAGCCGAAACGCTTGCCACACAGCAAACCCCCCAACTTCACCCCCACCACCAAGGAAGCAATAGCGATGATCGATTTACGAATGGTAGCAGACGACCGAGGCAACTTGCAGCTACAGATGCGGTCTCGAAACATCACCATCAGTCGTCACGGCAGGTTTTATCAGGGCGACTGGACTCCATGGCAATCAGTACCGATCGTTCACGACCCTGCGCAGTTGGTCGACCGGGTTGAAATCTTCGATGCAAGATCATCGGAGGCAAAGCCGGACGTTGGCCTGACCGGAAAGCAGCTTGCTGAGGTTCTGGATAATCTCGGAAAGACTCGCGAGCGGCTTCAGGACGAGGCAGCAAAAGCAAATCATGAATCGCACAAGCATTTTCTCGAAGGCGTAGCGGCTGGAATCTTCGAGTGCATTTCGAAGATCCAGAATGTCCTCGGCCAGCAAGCCGACGAATCGACCGATGATGAATTTGATCCTGACCTACCCTACTAGGAAGAAACAATGACAAACCACGCGCAGATAATGCTGAAAAGAGGATGTCCTGATTGCGGAGGGGACATTGAACTATACGACTCGCATATAAACGGCATCCAGGGTAGATACCGATGCAAGAAATGCCCAAGGGATACCGTTTGGAAGGTAGGCAAGTCAATTCCGTTTTCAGAACTTCTCAAGAAAATGAAAGCGAAGGCTGCGGAGACACAAGACGGAAAGCCGGTATCCTAGCCAATGAAGTCAACTTGGTTCGGAAATAAACAACGCTACGAATTTGCCAAGCTGATCCAAGAGGCCGACTACTCGATGCACGGCTGGGATCTCTATCATTCGTGGCTACAGGTCGCAAGCGGTTCGATGCGTCAGGCTTGCCATGTGATGCGAACCGGAATGAAGGACGACCGGATCGAACAGACGGTTATCGAGCACCAGAAGCGGGTCAAGCATCCTGAGAACTTCGCTCGGGCGATGGGGGTGCTTGTCGCTGCGTTGGAAAAAGAGAGTGATGATTTTCTTGGCTCGGTTCTGATGGAGTGGGGCCAGAACGATGTGCAATTTAAGGGGCAATGTTTTACGCCGATGCCTGTCTGCCGGATGATGGCGGCGTTAACCATTGGGGATCGAAAGCCGGACCCGGGCGAACGGCTGATGATTTCGGAGCCAGCCTGCGGCGGTGGGGCGATGGTGATTGCGACTTCGGACGTACTCAAGGCGAACGGATTTTTCCCTTGGAACTATCATTGGCAGTGCGTCGATGTTGACTGGAGGATGTTCGCGGCGTGTTACATACAGACGACACTCCTGGGGATTCCTGCGGAGGTAGTTCATGGCAACACGTTGAGCCAAGAGCGATGGGACACGGCTGAGACGATTTCGGCGGTGTTGTACCCACTGAGGAAAAGGCCAGCGGTGCGAATCGATGAGCCGGTGCAGGATGAGATTGTTACCGAGTCCGTTGGGCTCGGGGAGTTCAAGCAACTGACTTTATTTTAGGAAGTATCGAGTTATGGGACGAGAAGTAAGAAGAGTACCGAAGGACTGGAACCCGCCAAAGAGCGAATCTCATCCAGATAGGTTTCTGCCGCATTTCGACAAAGACTTCAAATCTGCGTGCGATGAATGGAAAGCAGGGTACGAAAAGTGGAAAACGGAACCGGAAGACGACTGCGAATACTGGGAGTGGGATATTCCACCGGATCGAGATTACTACCGGCCAGCATGGACCGACGAAGAGCGAACGCATTTCATGTTGTACTCGACCACCACGGAAGGTACTCCAATGTCCCCGGCGTTTGCGACACCAGAAGAATTGGCAAGATACCTAGCCGACAACAAGGTTTCTTCGTTTGGGAGCTTCACGGCAACTTACGAGGAATGGCTCAAATTCTGCTATGACGAATCACCAGCTTGCTCCCTGGTGGTAAAAAATGGCGTGATGGCTTCCGGGGTGCAGGCAGTTTAGCAGTCCGCAAACCGCATAACGTCCTCTGAATTTAGCGTGACAAAACCTAGTCCAGTCCAAGCCATAATCCCGACAGCAACGTGAACCAAGTTCGCCGGTGTTTCGGATGAGTCGATCGACATTAGGGAAACGATCGGTCGCTCGGACTGGACCCCGTAAAGATACCGGGCCGCATCGCGTTTCATGCAGACGCCTTCTAATTTTGCGACGTTGCTTTTTTCTGCGCAGTTCCTAGCCCACTCGACAGTCGAGTAGTTTACGCCGTTGATAAGCCGGACCTGTAGATCGTACCGATGCAGGATGCTCTTGGGTGTTGGTCGGCGCTCGAAGAAGTACGACGATTCGGCGATCGTAATGTACCCCTGGGGGGTTTCATGGTACTTGATCGGGGGGATGGTAAGCTGATCGATTCGGCGTTTGAGGGCTCGATCGTATTGCCAGCGGTGACGACCTGAGAGGTGAGCTATCACGGTGTTGCGGCTGAGGCCAAGTGTGGATGCAATCTGCTTTTTCGGGTATCCTCGGTGGGCTTGGAAGTGGATCTGATAGATGGTCTGGTTGTCGCATCGCATGGTGAGCAACTCCGGGCTAGTATTGCGGTGAGGGAAAAACCATGAACAAGATCGTCGAAACGCTGCAAGAGTCTCAAAGTCTAATCGAATCCTGGGGCGATGTCATTGACGTCACGGAATTCATGACCGACACGCCAGGGTTCTTCCAGGCAAACAGCCTCGGCGTTTACACGCAGATTTATGACCGGGCCGATGGGCGATACCGTCCGGTCTACACGAACGAATCGGACCTGAAAATCATCCGGGCGATGGGCTGGCTGCTTGTCGAGCGGGTTCCGATGGCCCAAGCCTGGATCAACCGGCTGCTGGATTACACGATTGGGACGGGGTTTGACTGGACGATCAAGGCCAGCGATAAGCGACTGGAGAAGGCGATCCAAGCCTATGTGCGCGAGACGCTGGACAACTCCAAGTGGTCCTCGGAACTCGAGCGCGAGAGTTACGCCAGGGAGGTCGGGGAAGGGGAATGCCTGATCGAGCATGTTTACGAAAATGGCCAATGCTTAGCAGTTGCTTGTGAGGCTGACGAGCTGACCGAACCGGCTGCAAAGAACGAGCTCGAAGACTGGATCGGAATCGATTACGTACCGTCCTGGAGCTTCGGAGTTTTGACCCGGGAAAACAGGCCGCAGAATCCAATCGGGTATCATTTCGTCCGAAACGCAACCGGAACGGACTGGGATTACGTTACGGCCGACAGAGTGTCTCACTGGAAGCGGAACGTCCGATCGCGGGCCAAGCGAGGGTTCTCGGATTTCTACAAGCCGCACCTGTACTTGCTCAGGGCCGATAGGGTGCTGACCAACACGGCAGAAGGGGCAGCGACCCAAGCGGCGATTGCTTACATCGTGGAGCACAAGGACGGCCAGCAACGGCAGGCAGAAAACATCATCAAGAAGTTCTCAGCGCCGACAGGTCGAGTCGACCCGATGACCGGGATCATGGAACGCAAGCGGAAGATGAAACCGGGGACACGGCTGGACGTTCCGGAAGGGCAAACGTACAAGGCCGGTCTGCTCGGCGCCAACAACTCAGCGATCTATATCGAGGTAATGGAGGCCGCTTTGAGGCTTGCCGGATCGGTCCATGCCTTCGTTGAGGGGATGCTGACTGGGAGCTACTCGAACAACAATTTCGCCTCTGCGCTGGTGGCCGAAGGTCCGTTCATGCAGGGGCGGCTTGCTGAGCAATCGCAACGCAAAGAGCGAATGCGTGAAATGATCCTGAAGATGATTCGCCTGGGGGCTGGTAAGAGGCGTTTTGCGGCTGTTGGGTATGAATCCTGGGATTCGATCCGAGATGCGATTACCGTCGAGGTCATACCCTCAAGGATCGTTCCGATGGACCCACTCAAGACTTCGCAAGCGTTGGAGGTCCAAAAGCGGAACGGCTGGGTCTCGGACAAGACCTGTATCAACGAACTCGGGCGCGATATTGACACGGAAACTGCCAACGGATTGAAGGTCGGCGGTGCTGAGAATCAACCCGGGTCCGGTGGTCAACCAGGAGCACAAACCAACGAAAACACAGGTGCACCGGTTTCGGATCTTGGAAACGTTTCCAAAACCGAACAGGAGCAAGGCGGCGAATGGCTCGGGATTACCACGGTCCAATGGCGGCGAAACCGCAAGGCGATCACTGACGTTCTGACTGATTTTGCCAGGGGCAAGCTCAAGCGGAATGTCGCGAAGGTTCTGCTTCGATCGATCGGCATTCCGGACAGGGGAATCGAGACCATTCTGGACGACGCATCGGACGGTCAAATCGATTCGATGCCACAAATGGAATCGCTGACCGAGGCCGAACGCAAGACGCTTAACAAGCCGTTCCGGACCTCCGAGGGACCGAAGAAGTTTTCGGTCTACGTAAAGAACCAAAAAGGCAACGTCGTGAAGGTCAACTTCGGTGATCCGAAAATGCGGATCAAGCGAGACGACCCTGGAAGCCGGCGAGGGTTCCGGGCTCGGCATAACTGCCAAGACCCAGGGCCGAAGTGGAAGGCTCGATACTGGTCCTGTCGAATGTGGTCGAAGCCAAGCGTGACGAAGATCCTCAAGGAGTCCTTGGAGACCGGAGAGATTGGCTGGGACGGCAGAACGTTTGTTCGGGAGTCCTGGTTGTACAAGCAGAACCCAAGGCTGCTTGAGGTCCGCGACGGGGACGGCGACGGTAAAATCAACGATGGCAAACCAAATGAGGCACCTGCGGAAAAGAAACCGAAAGCTGCGCAGCCAAAATCAAAATCGAAAGCTCAAAAATTCGCAGTAGCGGATTATTCGGGTGACAGATTCTTGAAGTTGAACAAGGCACTGAGAACCGGCGAATCTCTCGATAGTTCTGATCAAACCCTTGTCAGGAACCTTGATGCTCACTTAGCGAGTTCTCCGAAGCATAAGGGGGTCACGTTTCGAGTTATCGAGGATTCAGATGGGGCAATAGCAAAGACGATCCAAGACGGTGGCTCATTCACAGACAAAGCTTTTGCGTCTACATCTACATCGATTCCTTCGTTCGTTTCCAAGGGTCAAATCGCTTTTCAGGTGGTAGGCAAGAACGGTGTCGACATAAGCTCCGACTCGCTGAACCCTGGCGAAAAGGAAGTTTTGTTTCCAAGGAACACTCGTTTCAAAGTAGTGAAAACCAAAACAAACGAATACGGTGCCTTAGTCGCGATCCTGCAAGAAATCGAAGGCCAAGCTGAATCGTTAGATCAAGATTTATACAACACGTTCGAAAGGCTTATAGAGGCCAAAGACGGAGACGGAGACGGCAAGATCAACGATGGCAAGCCAAGTGAAGCACCTGCGCCGCCCAAGGAAAAGAAGGTCAAGAAAAAAAGCAACACTGTTAATCCAAAAGTCCTTGAATGGGCCAAAAGCAAGTTTGGCGACGACGAAAAGGCGCAGAACTTCGCTGAGTGGTTCGGGGATTCAAAGGTGGTCGATGCCGATGGGAATCCGCTGGTGGTCTACAAGGCGATGTATGGCTACGATGCTGATTTAGGGCCTTCTAAAAACTGGAAGGGTGAAATAACCAAGCCTGCACAACCTGGGTTCGATAATCCGTTGGAGGTCATAAAAAGGAAAAGCAAATTCCCGAGCTTCGATAAGGCCGATCCAGAAGGAGTTGAAATTGCGGGTTTCTTCGGTAGCCAAGAAATAGCAAATAAGTTCGCAAACAATCCGAATGCTGGAATGGATTCGATCTACCCTGTGTTTTTGAAGATTGAAAAACCCTACGTCATTGATGCCAAAGGTGAGCCAGCGCGTAAGTTCCAATTTGGGGAAACAGGAAAGCCTTTTCGGGACGCAATCAGATCGAACAAGTACGATGGAGTTATCATAGAGAACACTGCCGACGAAGGCACAATCCACGTTGCCTTGCAAGCCAACCAAATCAAATCAGCAACCGGCAACAAAGGCACTTTCAACCCTGACTCCAACAAGATCAATGAATCGCTGACCGAGCCTGAACCCCCCCCGACTGCGGTACAAGAGAGCAATGAGCTATCCGGTCGGCAAAAAGCAATCCTTGAGGCATGGAAAGACTACCCCTGATGCCTGAGTTCAAGGAGCGAACAACCTACGAAGAGCGCATGACTCGAGCGATGCAGGACGTTTTCGAGGCTGCTGCTGCGGTCGCTGCTGACGGTATCGAGGCGGTCAATGCTGCAATAAAAACAGCATTGAAAAAATACGTCGGGCCGATCCTCGAAGAGATTCAGCGCCGGGTGATAATCATCCTGCTGCTACTCTTTGGTGACGATGATCGAACGTCCTCGGTACTCGGTGACAAGCCGGACGAGGGGCCGATTGCTGACGATCTGACGAAGAAGGCCGCGAAGCGAGCCGAGAAGCAAACCGATGACCTTGGGGATCAAATGGCCGATACGAATCGTTCTTGGTCGAGGGAATGGAACCCGGACGATCAATCGTTCGAGGACTGGTCCAAGGACAGGCTATTCCCTCCGTCGCGTGCCGAGACCGTAGCGATCACGGAGACGACCACGGCGATATCACTCGGGGAACGAGATGTGATCGACACGATCGAGGATCTAGGGGTCGAGATCGATGCTCTGTGGTTTACGAAGCGCGACGAGCTAGTTTGTCCAGTCTGCGGTCCGCTTCACAATCAATCGAAGAGCCAATGGGAAAATGATTTCCCCGTCGGGCCTCCTGCACACCCTCGTTGCCGGTGCTTCCTGGTTTACTATGCTAGGTGAGCAGTGCCAGCGTAGAATTTTGCATCATGAGCAAATTTTTACGTGAATCGCAAAGCGGTATTGAACGGGTCGACACCCAGGCCGGAATCATCTACGGCGTGAAGGTACTGGGGCCACGGTCCCGGAACGGTCGCGTCTATGAGGACTCAGCGATCCGCAAAGCCCTCCCGCTCTACGAGGGGGTGACGGTCAATATCAACCACGTTCGACCTGACCCGAAGACCGGCGCGCATGTCGAGAGGCCAATGCAAGACCGCTGGGGCGTGCTTCGCAACGTCCGGTACGTCGAGGGGAGCATCTACGCCGACCTGCATTACATCAAGAGCCACCCAATGACGAAGCAGCTCGTTGAGGCTGCACAGCGATTCCCTGAAATCTTCGGGCTGTCCCATGATGCCGGTGGGGATGAACA